GTTCCATCTGCTACCACCTTGCCATCGACAACTTTCAGAACACCATGTCCCTCGTAGTTCGGAAGAGCGAGTGTTACAAGAATGTTGTTGTCTTCATCCTTAGATACAAGTTTTGCAGTTTTGCTAGGCACAAGTGTTCCCTCATCATAGTCAGTATTGTTGAGGATTTCGGGGTCAAAAGCGAGAAGTTTTGCAACTTGTGTAGAAGCATCACTGCCGATAATAGCATTCACAACTTCATTGCTTCCATAACGCTTGGTAATGTTGCAAATGGTTGGAAAAGCCTTGTAAGTGCCAGCAGGAGTGCCACTAGCAACTCTAAGTGTCCACCAAACATTTTTGAATAGATTCGACCAAATAGCATTTCCAACTAAATCAATCCCATTATAATCCTCACGGAATCCAATATTGTTATTATTTATTCCAGTCAATAGCAAGAACTTATCACCGATTGTGAGTTTATTTCCATAGTTTCTGCTGTCAATGTCCAATATGGTTCTTGCACTTGCCCCACCCTCGCCAACAACGATAGTGATACTTCCATCTCCGTTTGGCGTGAATGTGACATTGTTTTCCGTTTTTGAAGTATATCGTGATTTATCAGCCAATTGATTTTTAACCACATCCACACACACAAGTTTGTTTAGTGTAGCATTTCCGTCACCAACAGAACTCTTTTGAGCTCCACCAACAATGCCAAAAGACATGGGGTCATCGTTGACTGTGAGACCCTTTGTGGCGATTAAGTTGTTTGCATTATCAGCATAAGCAACACCACCGCTTCCGTCATACCAGTTGGAGCCGAATGTGATTTTGCCATCAAGCTCTTCTTGATACCCTTCAAGCTCGGCGAGTTTATCATCGACTTCCCCTTCAAGGGTGTCGATTCTTCCTTCCAACTGGGTCTGAAGAGTCGAGAACTGGGAGTCGATTTGATTCGACAAAGTTGTGATTCGAGCTTCGAGAGCTGTTTGAAGTGTCGAGAATCTCGTGTCGAGATTTGCCAGTTCTTGCTGAATCGTGTTCTCCATATTCGTGAGGGATGTGGAGATGGTGGTGTTCATCGTGGAGATAGCTTCATCAACTCTCGTGTCAAGTGCTGTCAACTCGCCTTGAATGGTGGTCTCCATTCCAGTGATTGAGGCATTGACTTGGTTTTGCATTGTAGTGATGGCTTGCGTGATTCGAGCTTCCATTACTTCAGTTTCGTGAGTAATGATTCCGACCAAAGAATTATATTTCGTGTCGGTGTATTGCTTGGATTCGACGAGTAATCCGTCCGCGTAGCTCTTCGCAGTGGCTAGATTCGCGTCAGAATAAGCCCGTAGGAGCTCTTTGGCACTTTCAATGGCAGAATATACCGCCCCACTATTCACGAGCTTCGTGGAGCCACTTGTGGGTGCATTATCGAAGGAATTGTTAAGAGTAAAGGGAAGGCAAGCCACAACCGCCTTGACACTGGTTTCATCCAAGTAGATGGTCACGATGGCGGTGTAGTTTTGGCCAAGGGGAAGAAGGTCGGCGACATAGTAGGCATTTTGCGCGTTGTATCTTGTCTCGGTTGCCACAAGAGTGTCGTGATAAGTTGTGGCTCCGATTGTAAACTCGTAGGGTATGACGATTTGGTTATAAATTGACTTGAAGTCGGCAAAGCTCTTCTCGGTGGTTCCGAGAAGAACACCATCAAGGAAGATGATTTCGCCTTGTGCTGTTCCGCGAATGGTGTAGTCGGAAATAAACTTGTTGGATTCGAACTCATCATTGAGAGAGATTGTGACGATATCGCCTTCTTGTTCAACGGAAATCGCATCATCTCCACTTCGAATTGCCACAGGGACAACTGCGGTGGAATCCGCAAGAGAGGGAGCAAACTCGACAGGGATATTCTCGATATTTGTCGCCATGATAGCTCCGTTCTGAGCGTATCCACGAATCATGACTTTGAATCCAGGCTTTGCCAAGAACTCGCGAGGAACTAGGACTTCATTGTCGTTGGAAAGTTCCACGTATTTCCAGTTCGAGAAATGATACTGAAAATAAGCACGTCTAGTCGGATAAGATTCCCAGGAATTATCGAAAGCAAAAGCCAGTTTGACAGAGTTGTCACTCCCCTGAACTGGAAGGCTCTCGAGTGAATCAAGGGTCAAGGTCTGCTTTTCAATTGTTAAATTGATTGTTCTCATTGTTCACTTTTCTCCTTTCTTTGTAAACTGCTATAAAGTGAAATAAAATGACATGTTCAGAAGACAACCGAGAGCGTCAAGACATCACTCTGGAAGACTTCTTTTTTGCTGTTCTCGCCACGAAGGCGGACTTTGAATCCTGGTCGAGCAAGAACGAAATCAGGCACGAGTGCGGTCATGTTCTCATCAAGTGTGACTTCGATTTCCGCGCTTTCACGATACGAGAAGAAGGCTTTCTTTACAGGATACCTTTCCCACTCTTGAGAAGTCTTAAACGCCACAGAAACGCTGTCGTGTGAGCTCTGGGAAGGAATCAAGAACGCTTCTTCGTTGATGAGATGGCTTTCCTTTGCTTTGACATGAATTATCATGGTTCTTTCTCCTTTCTTTACTTGCTCAATAGGCGCTTAATCTTGCCAGTCAACGAGCTTCGATAATATCCGAATGTGACCGACACGGAATCCTTGCTCGCGAAGGAAACGGATGTCAATGTGGTCTCAATAGGGTCATTCCCTTTGTAGGGATATACAATCCCCTTTTTGAAGGGCTCAAAACTATCCAGGGGAATGTAGTTGTTCTTGTCAATATTCGCGATGATTTGTTGTTCTTCTTCGGTCTCTGCGAAGACTTCCTTTGCCTTGGCTAGCGGTGGAATGTCGCCGTCTTCGAACTGCCAGTCATCGTAGTAGAAGACCTCAAGTCTTGCCGGTCTTTGTTCGTTGGCGGAATCGGTCGAGATAGTTCCATCCGCTTGCAAGAAGTAAAAATAAGTTTCCGTGTGGAGAGAGTTCTCCGCCTTGGGGTAGCAGATAAGCGTTGTTGGCGATTCATCCGAGCCATAGTCAATGGAAGTGTCCTTGATGAAGGAATCCCTCAAGGAGAGGGTCACGCTAGTTCTCGATGGGTTTGTGATATTCACATAAAGACCATTCTCGGCAGTTAAGGAAACAACAACTCTCAACGCTATGTCGTGAACACGATTGATATTGTTCAGATAGTCGCCCATGACTGGGTTCTGGTCGCTTTCTCTAAGGAGCGCAAGACCACTCGTGTTGCGGTTTGTGATGTTCATGTGGATGAAGCTCGGAAGATGATTCAAGAGAGAGTTCATCTGGATTTCGAGTTGACGCTCAACCGAGATAAGTTGAGCGCTCTCATTGTTCGGTTTGGTTGCCATCTGCATGGATGCGATATAAGAATAAAAGTCCTTGAACGTGAAGGATGTCTCCGTTCCATTGTCAGTCTTGCCGATAATAAATCCACCGAATCCAGTCGCCTGGAATGGTGTTCCACGTAGTTCTTCAGCGCTCAGAACAACGACATCATTGAGTCCGATATTCTGCGCTGGATAACTTTTTGAATCAACGACAACAAGGCTCTTCGAGCTACCGGACACATCAAAGTTGACTTTCTTTGAAAGTGATTCGACAGCGCTGTAAAACGCAAAATTATTTCGCTTTCTGAAAAATAAAGCCATGTTAATCGCTCCAGTATTTTCGATAATAGCAAAGATACAAAATCCCAGTGTCGTTGGCTCCTGCTTTTAAAGTGTCGCCATTTTCCACGATGCACTTTGTGACGTATCCTTCCGTGAAGTCCATGAATGAGTAAGCTGGATAATATGTCGGAATCACGGTGCTAGAACCATAAAGACACACATCAACGCCTCTCACATTACCCACGAAGGCGCTTTGCTGTTTGACATTGAACCTGAGTCGCTTCGTTCCTATGGGGTTAAAAGAAGCCATGTGACGCGACTTATCTTGACTCCATTCAAGGCTCACAAGTGATGTTCCGACGGTTCCTTGGTAGAACCAGAAAGAGACCTCAGTCGGCGCTTCAGTTTGAACTTGGAAAGTCAAGACATCACTTGTGAGTTTGGTATAATTCACTTCTTCAAGCCACAACGAGGTTGCCACCATTGTGAGCGTTGCGATGATGTCAGCTCCCATTCTTTGGATTTTAGACAAGGAGATGGCGGTCACATAACAGAACAAAGTCTTCCCAGTGTCCGTGTTGGTGCTCTTCAAGATTTTTCTCTGGAAATACTCCTCAAGTATTGCCTTGGTTGGTGCGTGTGAATCTGTTGATTCGAACAAATCAAAATCGAGTTCAGGCTCCGAAGAAAACGCGATGAACTCTTGCATGAGCGCTTCTGCCTTCTTCAAGGCGGTGCCTTTGAAGATGATATTTCCGGTCAGTGTTCTTCTTGCTGGTTCGAGTTTAGTTTGACTGAATCCGAAATCATTGTTGTTGATGTATGATGCATTCTGAGAGTAGCTTCTATTCAACGAAAAAGGAGAAGTGGAAGTGAGAGACATGTTCCACTCTCTCTCCACCTCGGTGTTGTTCTCCACGTAGGCTTTGTTTGCAGTAATTGCGAGCGAGTAAGTTCTCATCTTCATTTCTCCTCTCTGTTCGTTTAGATTTGTCTTCCGATTTCTTCGTCAATCTCATCTATCGAGAAGTGGGAAGCAGTTGTGTAGATTGTCACGTTGTAGGTGTTGCCACCAGTTGAGGCTTGAGCATTATTTCTTCCACGGACTCCCATATGCCAGTTTCCTTTATCGTCTTTCCAGCCTTCCCCATTCACAATGTTATCTTCTTGGCCAGGAGCTGGGATTCCTTCGGAGAGACTTGGCGTTGGAAAGCCATTATTTCCGTCCTCTTTTAAGCCGAATACTTTATCTAAGAAGTCCGCAAGCTTGCTCAATAAGTTTAAGAGAATATCATGTTCCAAGAGCTTGTTCAGGATTTTGGCGATTCTGTCAATAACCTCTAACAAAGGGCTCAACAAAGTGAGGATAGGTTCGAGTCGCTCAAAGATGATTTCGAGAGCGTCAATAACATTCAAGAGAGTTTCGCCGACAAAGTTCATCAATTTCTCAATGAGAGGAGCAAGTTTACCCGTCAAAAGAGTGTGAAATCTTTCAAAGAAATCCTTTAAATAGGGAAGAAGGTCTGCGACTAAAATCAAGAAATCATTCTTGATGTCTCCCATCGTGTTGGCGATGTCAGCGGACACATCCGCTTGCTCTTCAGTCCAGATGCCTTCAGCATTATCTGCAAACTCTTTGACTGCATCCGCTCCCTTCTCAATCATGGGAAGAATGGCGGTTGCGTATTTTTGACCAAAGATTTGGGTCGCGTAGTTGAGTTTCTGGTTCTTATCTTCGACTTGATTCAAAGCGTTGATAATCTCGTAGAAGGCGCCCTCGGTTCCCATCTCTTGGAGTTCTTGCAAGTTAAGTCCGAGCTTTTCGAGAGTCTTCGTGGCTTCAGTGGAATTGTGACCGGCTATATCAGAAAGCACTCCGTTGACTTCAAGAAGTGACTTTTTGACTGAGTTTTGTGACACACCAAGGAGCTGACCAGCAGTGGCAAGTCTTTGGAACGCTTCCATCGCGATGCCGGCTTCGTTTGCTTCTTCGCGGATGTCGCTTGCGGTTGTCACTGCGGAAGTTGCCGTCTTAATAACTGCAGCAATCGCTGCAACCACAATCGCGACTTTGCTCTTAATGTTGGAAGCCATTTGACCGATATTTTGGGAGCCTTTTTGCGACATTTGACCCATGTCATGTTCGACTTTTTTAGCTTCCATGGATGTGGTCTCAAGCTCATCGTTTAAGCGCTGAACTTGTTGAACTTGCTTCTGGAGTTTGCTTTCTGGAATCAAGCCTTTCTCGCTTGCTTCTTTCATCTGAGCAAGAATGTTCTTCTCTTTGCTCAGTTGCTCATTTAAGAGCTTGATTCTTTGGCGGAGCAAGTCGAACTTCTTCTGCATGGAGTTGAGTGGATTTATGTCGAACTTCATGTTCTTGTTGACTTTTTTAAGCTCCTGAGAGTTTGTCTTCAAGTCATTCTTAACATTAGAAAGACCACGCTCAAGTTGCGTGGTGTCAAGTCCGATTTCAATATTAAGTCCTTTGACATTTTCAGCCATTTTGCGTGGTTCCTTTCTTTTTTTAAAGTCTATCCATATCCGCCTGGGTGGCAATCCTGACAAGTGCTTTTTCCTCTTGTCTTGATGGAATCGGATTTCCAAACCGGCGGAAGCACATTTTCCAAAATGTGATATAAGAAATCTCTTCTAGTTCATCCAAGGAGAAACCCATTTCCTTTGAAGATAAGATGATGTCTATCGCCATGAAATGATGATGGATTCTTTCTTGATGGATTTCGTTCTCACTTTTGGTTTCTTTTTGATAAGAAGCCAGAGCTTGTGACTCTGGCTCTAAAAGTTTTTTGTTTCAGCGATTTCCTTTGATTCGTTTTGGAAAACGTCAGCGATGAAGGGAACCACCTCTTGCGAGATGGGAACCAAAGCGTCAAAGGGAATAGTGTCGCAGAACTCTTCAAAAGACACTTTTCCGAACAGGCAAGGCTTTGCCAGTGCGTAGGCGAGTTTTATTCCTATGAGAATGTCTTTGTCACTCTTTTCCAAAGCGTCGAAGATTTGTTCTCCAAAGGCTTGATTGTAAGTGACAACAGCTCTCACGGAATTGAAGAGAACCAGCTCTTTCTCTTCG